GCACAGCTTTTGTAAACGACACAATCGACTTTCAAAGCATAGGATTTAGCCCAGAACAATTAACGCTAAACCAAGCACGTCAATATATGGCTTCCGAAATTGCTAGGGCTTGTAATCTTCCTGAATATTATGTAGGTGGTAACGCAGGTGGTTCAATGACTTATTCAAACGTTACAGCTGAAAGACGAAGCCTTATAGATTTATCTTTACGTCCTTTAATGACTTCTATTACACAAAGACTTAGCGATAACGACATAACCCCACGGGGTTCAATAGTAAAATACAATTTAGAAGAATTTTATTCACCAAGCGCACAAGAACGCGCAGACATTTACAGTAAACTTATTCCTTTAGGTGTAATGACAGTAGAGGAAGCAAGAGAAAGGGAAGATTTGATAAATGAATAACTTTATTAAATTCTCAACCGACATTATCGCAGCTAATTCATCAAAACGTGAATTAACAGGCGTTATTGTTCCTTTTGGTCAGGTAGGACATACCAATATGGGTGATGTTGTATTTACAGCAGGCTCATTAAAGATTGGTGAAGGTATAAAACTTTTTACCGAGCACGATATGACTAGACCAATAGGTAAATTATCAAGATATGAAGAAGACGACAAAGGAATTGTCGGAACATTCAAAATAGCACGAACCAATGCAGGAGACGACGCATTAGCCGAAGCACAAGAGGGTTTACGAACTGGCTTTAGCGTAGGCGCAATGATTGACGACTATGTAACAAAAGGTGAACAAGTAATTGTTAACGAAGCAACTCTAAAAGAAGTTTCACACGTTACATTCCCAGCATTTGGCGAATATGCCCAAATAACCGAAGTAGCTGCAAGCGCAGAAACTTCACAACCAACAGAAAGCGAGGAAACTATCGTGTCAAACGAAGTTACCCCAGAAGTAGTAGAGGAAGTTGCAGCAGAAGTTGTAGCAACCCCAGCTGTTGAAGCCCAAGAACGCAACGCGCGTCCTGCAATCTTCACAGCACCAAGAAGCCCAATCGTTTCTAAAGGCTCATACTTAGAACACTCATTAAGAGCAGCTTTAGGTAATGACGAAAGCCGTCAATATGTTATGGCAGCTGACACCACAGGAAACAACGCTGGATTTATTCCAACACCACAATCAACCGAAGTAATTAACGGAATCGCAAACGCTGACAGAGGATTTATTGACGCAATTTCACGCGCAACACTTCCAGCATCAGGTATGTCTTTTGAAATTCCAAAAATTACAACAGCACCAACAGTTGCACAAGCAAACGAAGAAGCAGCATTATCAGAAACAGATACAGCTTCATCATTCGTATCAGTTGCAGTTAAAAAATTTGGTGGACAACAAACATTGTCAGTTGAATTACTAGACAGAAGCTCACCAGTATTTTTTGATGAACTTGTACGTCAAATGGAATTTGCATACGCTAAAGCAACAGACGCATACGTAATGGGCGAAGTTGCAAACGCAGGTACATTAAACGCAACAGCAGCAGACGAAGACAGAGAAGGACTATTAGAATACGTTTCTTCTGCAGCAGCAGCTGTTTATTCAGCTTCACTTGGTTTTGCTCGTAACATTGTAGTTAGCCCACAACAATGGGGTAAAATTATGAGTTACAACGAAGCTGGTCGTCCAATCTATACAGCGACTCAGCCAAGTAATGCCGGTGGAAATGTTTCTCCTCAAAGTTTGCGTGGTCAAATTAGTGGACTTGATATGTACGTATCACGTTCAATGACTGGAACTGGTGGAACTGGTCTAGGCGATTACTCAATGGTTGTATTGAATCCTGATTCATACACTTGGTACGAATCACCAAGATTGTCACTACGTACCAACGTAATTAACACTGCCCAAATCGATGTTAACTATTACGGCTACGGCGCACTAGCTACAAAAATTGCAGCTGGAGCAAACTGGTTTAACAAGGCTTAAACCCTAAAACGTGAGGCTAGTCTCGCCCCTGTGGCTAGCCTCACCCTAAACGAGAGGAAATGAAATGCCAGTATTAGTAACAGCAGCTCAGTTAAGAGCTGTACTTGGCGTTCCAAATACTCTTTACGATGACACAGCATTAAACGCAATCATTGACACATCAGAAGACGCTATTGGTGATTTTCTTATTCAATGGAAAGTTGGAATAGATAAACATTATTCAGAAACAGCAACGACAACAACAATTCACACAACAAGACCACATAAATTTTATGAAACACAAACAGTAGCCATATCTGGTGTTGAAGCACACGTTAACGGCAACAAAACAATATCTTCAATAGTAGACGATTACACTTTTAGAATTACAACAACAAGCGCACCAGTACATACCGATTATAGATTTGTTATACCTAATGGTATTGCAGCCGAAAACGATTTAAGTCAATACAACGGCGTAGCAGCTGTAGAAGAAGCTGTGCTACAAATTGCTGTAGACGTATTTCAATCAAGACTAGCTGCAGGGGGCACTTCCCAGGCTTTAGATTTTACCCCTGCCCCTTTCAAAATGGGCAGAACACTTTTGTACAAAGTTACAGGTTTAATAAGTAAATATATTGACTCTAATAGTCAAGTAGGTTAATAATGCCTCTTAGTACGCTACGTGCAGGGCTTAAAACAGCAATAACAGATAACACAAAATATTCTGCATACGACCACGTACCAGATATTATAATTCCACCAGCAGCTCTTATTTTAGCTGGTGACCCATACCTTGAACCAATTGCTATTGGTAATTCAAAGAATTGGTACGTAAGACTAACTCTTGAAATAGTCAGCACTACGTATTCAAACCCAAGCGCATTAACAAACTTGGAAGATGATATAGAAACAATCTTGGCACTTATACCGACTAATTGGGTTATACTGTCAGTATCTAGTCCGAGAATTAGGCAGACAAATAGCACAGATTTGCTATCTGCTGAAATCCAACTACAAACAGCCTACACAGGCTAGGAAAGGCAACAATGGCAACAACTATTTTAAGTGGTCGTCAATTAACTTTGAGTGTTAACGGAAATAGCTACTCAGAGCAGATTACTTCTTCTGCTATCAACTTTGATACAGAAAGATTAACTTTTGACACCCTCGCAGGCAAAGCCTACAAATACATTGACTCAAACGTTACACTTGACATTGAGTTTTTAAACGACGCAGGCGCATCACCTAACAGCTTGTACAAAGTATTATGGGACGGCACAGAGTCAGCCCCAGATACTACAATTGCGTTTATTATGACATTAAGAACTGGTGTAACTTTAACTGGTTTAGTATTGCCACAATATCCAAGCGTTACAGCTTCAGGTGGAGACGTACAAACTTGTTCAGTATCATTACAAGTTGTAGGTATTCCAACCGAAGACCTAACAGCGTAACAACCACAAACAAAGAACAGGGGCACATAAATGCTTAAACTAAAATTATTATGGGAATTAGAAACAGGTGAGAAATTTGAAGAATGGACAAGACCAATCGAACTTTCACTTGCAGAAAAAGAACTATACTCAGGTAAGTCAATTGTTAAAATACTTATTGAAGAAAGCACACCAAGTAACACACTTCTTCTATTCTTGGCTCACAAGATTCAACAACGTGTTACCAAAAAAGTCGAGAGCTTTGATACCTGGAAAAGCAAAGTCACCGATATTACAGCTTCTGATTTTGAGACAGCAAATTTTACCAAGCCCGAAGCGTCGGGCGAGTAGCAGTAGAACTAGCAATAGCAACTGGGATAACACCGGATTATTGGCTCAATGCCGAACCCGAAATATGGGCAACGGCTATAGACATATTGAACGAGCAAGCTAATGGCTAAAGCAATTCAATTAGTTAAAGTTGATAGAGATTACAATGCCCTTTTACGTGCATTCAAAAAAATGGACGATATAGCCAAAAAAGATATGCAAGACATTGCAAGCAAGCTAGCAGAACGTGGTGCTAACTATGCAAAAGGCGCAGCTAATAACGCACCATACAATGTTAAACAAGCAAGAGCTGTAGCTGAGTCAATTGTAATTAAAGCTAAAGATAAAGCACCAAGTTTTAGTATTGGTGGTAAACGTCCTGTAGGCTCTAGTGCTTTTAGTGCTGGGTATGTGATAATGGGTAATGAATTCGGGTCAAAGCAATACAAACAGTTCCCTAGACGCTCTGGCAAGGGTGGTAAAGAGGGTTGGTGGTTGTATCGTGCTATGTCAAGATTTCAACCTACAATCGCTAGAGAGTGGTTGGCAGGTTATGAAAAAATTAGAGACGCTTGGAAGGCTGGTTTATAATGGCTGACATTAGGACACTTAAATTAGCGTTACTTGCTGACACAAAACAATTTATAGACGGATTAGATAAAGCCGATAAAGAAACAAGAACATTTTCAGACAAGTTAGGTAGCGCACTTAAAAAAGGTGCTGTGGCTTTTGCAGCTCTTGGTGCAGCTGCTGGCGTTGCAGCTATTAAAATTGGTGTAGATGCTGTTAAAGCAGCCATTGAAGATGAGAAAGCCCAAGTATCACTTGCACAAACACTTAAGAACGTAACTAAGGCTACAGATGCCCAGGTTAAAGCCACCGAAGATTATATTGACAAAACAGCACGCGCTACAGGTGTAGCAGACGACCAATTACGTCCATCACTTGACAGACTTGTTAGGTCAACTCAAGACGTTACTAAAGCACAGAAACTACAACAACTTGCATTAGATATTGCTGCAGGTACAGGTAAAGATTTAGCAACAGTTACCGAAGCCCTTGGTAAAGCCTATGACGGCAACCTGGGCGCATTAAAACGTATTGGCGTGCCTCTTG